GTTGAATTTACTACTCTTTTGGCTTATCGTCAATCGGTTTTTGTTTAGCAAACATCATGTTTAAACTACCATGAAATGCATGCGATCCGAAATGCGTTAACGGCGTTTGTGTATCCGCGTATATTTTACCACCAATATTAGTCCATAATCTACAGAAAGCAATGTCTTCACCTAGGTATCCGTTTTCAGGATCTTGAGCTGTTTCAAAAAATGTATACCAACCTTTTTCCATAGTCTCTACTTTGTTACCGACTAACTGTTTATTAACAGTCTTTCTCTCTGGATATTTTTCTGCAAGTTTTTCAAACACTTCTCTTTTAATCATCATGAATCCAGTAGGTCCTGCAGTGATTTCTGTAAAACCACCTTTATCTATTCTTACATTATCTTTATCTGGAAAATGTACAATGAATTGTAATTGATAATCTTTACCATAACCTTTTACAGGATATGGAGTTAAACATAATGGTACATCTTTTTCTATTAATCTATAAATTGCTTCTGGTTCAAATCCAATGTCCGCGTCTATAAATAAAAAATGCGTGCATTCTGAATTTAGAAAATAAGCTACACAATTATTTCTTGCTTGAGTAACTAAAGCCATTCCTGATTGCATATGTATGGCTGATGATACGGCTAGTGTTGGATGAGGAGTTGATACAAATTTCAATAAACTATTTGCATAGTTAGTAGTAACTTGATGACCAAACGCTGGTGTTGCTATAAATAATTTAACTTGTTTTTTTTCTTCTGACATAATTTAAAAAGTTTATCCATTCTTGTATTCTGGTTTCCCATGAATAGTTTTTGTTATAGTATTTAATCTGCATTTCTAAATCATCCTTATATAAATTATTTTTATAATTGTCAATAACCGAGTTTAATGTTTCTGCATATCTTTCAATTAAATTCTGGCCACTAGAATCAAATTCAATCATCGTTGCAAATTCACCACAGGTTTCCGGCAACGCTCCGTAATTCGTTGTCACTACATGACAGCCCGCTGCCATCGCTTCAATAACTGCAAGGCATGATGTTTCTTCAAAGATAGATGGATAAGCATAGATATGAGCTTTTTCTACAGCTCTTCTTATTTCACCATTAAAAGTATAACCATGATAATTAACATTTTTAGTATTTTTACATTTATCAAACAAATCAGTAAATTTATCTTTTTCATTTTCATCAAATTTTGATCCATATATTTTAGTAGATGAATAAATATCTACCTCAAAATCATCTCTAGTTTTATTTAAAATCTCAATGGCTTTTAATAAAATAATAAGTCCACGCCATGGTGTGGATGTATATAAAAGTTTAATCTTATCAGATGTAATCATTAATGATTCTTTCTTTACTGGTTCAAATGCATGAGTAGCATTCTTAATTACAAAAGATTTGTATTCTGGAATTTTATAAACTTCTCTAAATCTATTGTATTGCCAATGACTAACATAGATAAAATAATCAATAGAATCTACAAATTTACGATCTTGCATTAACTTAACATTAGGTTGATCGTAGTTTAGATGTTGCCAAAGAATGTTAATCTTATCTTCTTTAACAAGAGAGGGATGACAAATAGAACCAATTAAATTAATTCCATCAATAGATTGTTCTGGTAATTGAGCAATAAGTTGCTCCTTTAGAATCTCCGTTCCACCTTTAGGATTCATATGTATAGACTGCCTTTCTCTCACCTTTTTTAAATTCTTTAAAACCATTCTCTATCAGATATTTACCTATCTTGTCAATATCATGGGTGTCTATATCATCAAAAATGTAAAGACATTGTTTAGGTTTTCTTGCTATGAAGAATTCTACTTCTTTCATAACGGACTCTGTATCATGAGGTCCATCAAAATGAACAGTTTCATATTGCGTTAATAATATTTTATGTTCATCATAGATAGGATAACCATCTGCAAATCTTTTAAAAAATTCTGAATCTTCTAAATTAACAAAATTAAATTCTGGATATCCTTGAATTAATTTTGATACAGCTACTTGTTTCATATTGTTTGTATAATTTAATTTTCCACCTGGATCTGAATCTGCTGTTCTATAAAGAATGTTACCATAAGGATCTATTCCTAAATGTTTTAATTTTATATGAGGATGATATTTTCTATAAGCATTCATAATACAGGAACTACCCATACCAAGTCTTACTCCTATTTCAACACTAACTCCTATTGGATTTTTTAATAGTTTTATAGCATCATCAAAGAATTCATATTCTTTACTATCTCCTTCGTAGGATAATGTAAGGTTCATGTTTTGCTAAATAGAGGAATGGTAGGAACTATAATTTTAACATCACGTTTAATATCTTCAGGTTTAGCATTTACATCTGCTTGAACCTCTGCTTCATTATTATAAATATGTCCTGTCTTTATATTTTTAATTGTGATTTCTGAATCACAAATTATCTTTATCTCTTCCATTTAATTCGTTAATGATCCTCTGTTCACTTCCATTATTGATACAATACCTGTTATAGCAGTATTATTAACTGAAATCAAGAGTGCATCTCCTTCTTCTAAAACAACAGGTCCTTTACATAAATTTTCTGTTGCATTAGATCCTAAACTAACATGACCTATTTCAGCTGTGCTTGTAGTAGATGAATCATACACAAAAACTTTTGCGGTATTAGTTCCTGATTGATTTGTTAATTGTATATTTTGAATAATGGCACGTGATGTTGCATTACAAGTATAAACAGTTGTTGAAGTTGTAACTGTTGGCTTTACTAAAATTCCTCTATAAATATTACTCATATTGAAAACCAGTTTTGCGCTTCAGCTATATCTTGCACGTCTTGTGTAAAAGTATTATTTAATTGTAACACCATTTGCTCTAATGTTCTAATAATTTGATCCATCTGTTGTTGATTATATTCTATTGTAGCGTTTGCAAGTCTTGGTTGATCTAGTTTTGACATTATCTTAAACCATCCTGCTGGCCGTCAATTCTCAATGTTCCGTATCTCCATTTGGTATCAACATCTGTACTTATAATTTTAATTGCAACCTGTCGCCCACGTGCGCGCATGTCGACTTTAGTTGTTGTTGAAAATACAACAGTGCTTGATGCAACAGTTTGAGTTGCGCCTGGATATTGTCTTACTAAAAATTGCATATTAAGACCACCTGATTGATCCTTAAAATCCGGAATGTATCGTTTAATAAACATTGAATTATCTCCGTCTACAATATCTACATCTCCTGAAGTAATGAACGCGGTAATTGCAGAGGTATCATCATTCACTCCTTTTTCTTGATCATAAAGTGTTGATACTCCATCAGTTAAACCAATAACTGTCGGTTGAGCAAGAGTCGTTGAGTTTGGATAATATCTTGTAGCTAATGGATTTGCAAATATATCTTTAGGAGCCCATGTTGTTCTAGCTAAAGTTCCAACAGTCCATAACCTTTCAAGATAATTATAAGTGACTACTCTATCAATTGCAGTAGAACCACTCGATGCATAAAACCAATTTACTTCTGCAAAATCTAAATTAACTCCGGCATAAATAATAGAATGCTCATCTTCATTTAAATCTTGAAATACATAATCTTGCACTGAACATGGAATTTCTTTTACAACCCCGTCAAACAAATAGAATGCTCCGTCTGACATCCAATAAACAACGTTCTCTGCTTCTACTGCTGAATGCGATGCTAACGTTCCGCAGTTCGTACCAATTTGTTTAAATGCAAATGTAAATGGTGGTCCTACAAACTGCATAGAATGAGCTGATGTATTAGTTAATATTAATATATCTCCTCTTGTTGGAACTGCTGTTACAATTCTATTTCCTGATGATAATCTTTGAAATCCAGCGGTGTTAGTTGCATTGGGTGTAAAGTCTGTAATAGATTCTTGTGAACCGAAGAGCACGGCCATTGGATCATAAGTATTTGTATTACCTGGTGTTGTTTGTGTACCAAAGAATATTACATGTCTATCTCTTGGAGATATAGTCATAAAATTAGATTGTGTTGGAGCATTTGCTAATAAGGTAGCTCTAGTATTTCTTGGACTAATAAATGCAGAGGTATCAAAAAAGAAAGTTTTACCACCAACAATTGTAGCTAATATATCTTCACCAAAATTATCTATTTGCCAAATTCTAGGATTAGCAGTAATAACTCCTGTCGGTCTTGCTGTATTCCAAGTAGAAAATCCCCATGCTGCTGCACCCCATCCATTACCAATAACTGTAGCATCTGTTCCTATATTTATTTGAAATGCTGCACCTGATGCTGTACCTGATGTTGTAACTATTCCTGGTGTTGCAATACTAGCTACATTTATTTTAAAATTATTAGCGTCAGTAATTGTTTGAATTTCAAATTCTTGACTCATATTAGTGTTAGTAATATTAACAACGCTTACTCCAGTAACTCCTGAAAATGTAACAAAGTCTCCAGCGATTGCACCATTAGATGTTGCAAGAACGTTTACAATGGTTGTAGCTGATGTGAATGTAAAGTAGCTGCTATCGTTGTAGATAGAGGTGTAATGTCGTAAAAGTTGTTATCGTAATATAAATATAATTTTCTATCAGTACCAATGGCCGCCAATGAGTCACCGGCTAAATCTGTATAAGTGTGAATGTCTCGCGCAGCGCCTATTAAATTAGTACCAACGGCAGGTTCCCATCCACCTATCTTTTCAGGAACGCCATACCTAAAACGAACGTTATCACAATCTACCCAACCACCTTCAGCGCCGTATTGAGTGTTTTGTTTATCTATTCCTGGTTTAAATTGTAATTTGTTTATTGGCATAAAACCCCTAGTAAAGCAGATTTATACCATAAATCTATTAAAATTAAACTACTTTAATGTTTTAAAATACTCTAGACATTCAGCTATAGTTTGCTGTCTAATGTACTCATCTCTTATTTCTTGTGATGTAGGTTGAGGTAATGGTGAATCCCATCTATCTATTATAAACTCACCAGCTGAAGTTAAGTCATAACTAGCACCTGGTGCTAAAGATTTCATTACTGTATTAATACCCCAAGCAAAACCATTTTCATTAGTGTATGCTTTTATAGTTTCTTCTATAGATAGTTTAGGCATTATAAAACAAGTTCAGTTCATTGTTTATTATTACCAATATTTCCTTTTATAAATACATTAAATGCAAGACTAATTCTTGTATTAGTTCCTTCTTTATTTTCAACCATATGAGTTAATGATGATGGAAATAATATTATATCTCCAGTCTTAACTGTAAACCACCAGCTTTCTGAATTATATAAATTCCAATCTTTAATTTCAGGTTTAATAGTTTTATATCCATCATTAAAAAATTTAATTTTATCTAATTCTTCATGACAATTAATATAAAATACTCCTGATACTAATGAATTAGGATGTGCATGTTTATGATGAAATTGATTTGTTTCAGTATAGTTTAACCAAGATTGCGTAATGTATGGTGTTACAGCATCTGTAGTTGATAATACTTTATTAAAATAATCTTTAACTCTTAAATCTAAATCTTTTTTAATATTAGCAAAAGGTTTTTCATTAAGAATATAATTATTGTTTGATGTAATGTTGCCATCATTTTTATAGAAATCTTTTTTATTCTTATCTACAAACTTTAATTCTAATGGTGTTAATTCTCTATCTAATTTAGATATATATACAGGAGTTGGAAATATTCCATTTACTGTTGATTCGATCATTCTTTCTATTTTTTATACGAATATACGTTACTTGTAAATACTAAATTTTTTATTCTATATCCCAAGTCAATGTTGATTCATTCCAAGAATATTTCGAGGAATCAAGTGGCGATCCGTTTTGGGTAACTGAGAATTTTGTTTTCATAATTTTTGTAGCTTTGTTAGATCAAGAATAATATGGATTAAATCTGAATAATATCAAGGTTTATTTTGTAAAATTTTGAATTTTTAATTTTCCAAATCAACTTCAATGCCTTGTGGAAACCATGTTGCAATTTCTTTCAAGTCGGCTTCTGCGAAGTTTCCCATACTTTCAAGAATCTCAATAAACTCATCGGGACAAATAATAGTGTTGGAAGCGTTTCCATAAGAAACGGAAGTGCAAGTTTTCGAAAATTCGCCTGCGAAGTTATTATAATCTAATTTAAAATGTTCGCAAATCGCCTTAAATATGTCAGATGATTTAATAAATTTAACTGTGTGTGTTTTTAATTTCATAGAGGTGATGGGTTGAGAATTGAGATAATGACGGTTGTAAATTAAAATTCAAGATTTATTTTGAAATATTTTAATTACACTTTTCGGCATAAAAATCAATAACTTGCTGTTTTTCCCAAAAATTATTCCTTGATCGCCATTGAATATGGGTTTTTGAGATTGAAAAATAATCCCC